CCATCGTGTTTATGCCCACTGGTATTGTTCAGAGCCGCAAGAACCTGATTAAATTCAGCGTTCAGTGGGGCGGCGGTAATATCTGAGCCGTTTACGATGGATGATGCACTTTGCCTTGTATAACCGGCCATTTTTAACGTCTCCCTGCGAGGCTAAATTCTACGACTAGCCCTTGAATTGTGTGTGGTTCAGTCTGCCCCAAGGACACAAACGTAGCCCTGACCGCAAATCCGCTGCCTTGAATATCTGTAGTCATGATCGGTTTAGACGCACCGCCGTAGAGAATGTTTGATCCGTTGTAAGTTACACCTCTGCCCTTGTATGTTGTCGGACCACCGAGACTTGTGGCGGCGTAATCGTTTGGCACGGCCACACTGTAATCTCCCCAATCGTAGGACAACGAGACATCCAAGGTCATTGGACCTTCGGAACGAACAAAAGTGTTTAATTTACGCAGGACTTTGCGTTGCTCAGTCTCGCCAAAATCTAAATACGGAGTGGCGTAGACAGACAGAATATCGGCCCCATTAAAGCTGGTGCCGCTCTCCTGCTGATATACATTTCCATCATGGTCACCATGCAAAACAAATTCTGATGCCCCAATGTACTCAGAGGTGCAGCATGATGCCCTAATGCCGAGCGTCTCAGCAAATTCATACTGCAGATTGCCAGAGTTCTCTGTAAGACCGCCGAGGATGCCAATACTATCTCCGACGATTGTACTAGCACCACCAATGAAATACCTGACCTGCGACTTAGACCTGATCACCACTCCATTGAGCGTGGACATGTCTTCATTTTCAATAATATCGACTAAAGTGGCCTGTATTTTTTTACTAATGGAGCTGAGTTCAATATCTCCAATGCGAGAAGTCCCAGAAACAGGTCTAAGGCCATCAGGGGCCAAGAACATCAGATCGCCGCCAATCTCCTGCACAGAGTCGGGTGCTACGCAGCCCACATTGGCGGTGACTTGCTCTAGGGCAAAATCACCAGAGGAATTTACCGTTATTTTCTTAATCGCATTTTCGCCAAATACGAACAGATTGTCCCGAAAAGGTTTAATCTGGATAACGTCGAAGCCAGAGGATATCTGCCCTCCACCCGCTGCAGAGGTCCAAGTATAACCGTCTTTTGGGGCAGAATGGGCTATGGTAGGACGATTAGCGGCGTTACCCGATAGGAATACATGATTTTCAAAAACGTCCACTAAAGAAGGCCGATCTAACGCCTGATTGCCCCCAGCGGTATTGTTGCTTGCGTGATAACCGCCAGAGTGGGATGACTTTATCTCTTTCCAATTCGTGCCGTTATAAGCAATCGCTGGGTTCACCCCATCTACAAAGATGATTGTATTGCCGCTGCCAAAATTAAACTGGACGTGTCGAAGCTTATCCACTGTCAGACCACTGGCAGCCATAGGTCTTGTGACTGAGTGGTCGAGCGTAAATTTTCTCCAGCCAATATTGGCGGTATAGTAATAAAATGAATAAGTAGTTGCTCCCGCATCCTGTCGGACGGCTATAATTTGGTTAGCGCCGGTAATATCATTCTTAAAAATAGCAATGCCAAGGACTTTGCCTTGGCCTGTGGTGCTTCCATCTACTGTTACTTCGCCATAATCTGCATCGTATTTCGAGAAACCTTCGATACGACGATAGCCGCCAAATAAACTTGGCTCGTAGTTCACTAATCTAGTAGCCTCGCCGGGAAAATTCTCTGATAAATCCAAGTGATTTTCGTTGGAGTTTAACCCGCCGCTACAAATCAGTTTATATGACTCAATTTGATCGGGCATTAGAATTTAACCCGTGTGTCTCGGACATATCCGTAGTTATTAATATAAAGAGTTGTTAAATCTTTCAGCCCTTTTTCAAACGCAACAAAGGCCGCTTGGGCCATCTCGACATTGTCCTTAAACATGTACAGTTGATAAAGTGCGCCGTCGATTAAAACACTGTCGAAACTGTCTGGTATCCGGGTTTCATCAGTGGCGTTGGTAATTACTGCGTAGTTTAAGTAATAGCGAAATTTAATAATGTAGGCTTTGTTTGGAGATGGGGTGACGCCGTATCCGTTGCCGTGGGAAGGGAAAATATGCGTAGGTACGCCCCTGCCATCACCGCCAGCATTCTGGTCGAGATCACGATGGTTTTTGTAATATTCATCACGGTCCATATATTTTAAGGTTGTAAAATTTACACCTAAACTATCGGACTTTTGGATTTGGAAACTGTTCCAGTCTGTGGACTTATAAGATGTGGGCCAGACGTATTCTTCTACACCAACGCTGAGAGTGTCGGTTTCCTCAGCTGCGTTGAAGGGCCATTCAAATTCTGCTTGGTTTATCTTCGCTTGTGCTGTGATTATAGCATCCTTGACCAAAGCCTGAACGCCACGACACGAACCAAATTCAGCCTCAACGATTTCTACTTCGTTAAGGCGTCTTAAAACCTGATTGCAGAGTGAAATATATGTGCTGGGCATTTGAGACTTCCATAAAGGGTAATGGGGCCAGCTTAATCACTGGCCCCAAAGTTTTTATGCGAGGTAATCACGATCTGCTGTGGCAGCGACCATGTCATGAGCACCCATGTCTGAGACATCCATTAGGATGGCCCAAAAACGGAGCTTGCCGCTGGTGACATCTGTCTCTGTCGCAAATTTAACATCGATAGTGTCGGCTGAAGATATTACCTGCACTTGAGCAGCCTCAGTAGCCGGGGTAGCACCGTAAGCGCCTACGGCACCTCCGACACAATCCAGACCATCAACAAAGACATCGACAGCAGCTGGGGAAGCGCCTGTGAAACCCATGTCTAGTGTACAAGTACCATCAAGCTGCGTAATGATCTCAATACCCGCTGAAAGGATGACTGTTCCTGCTGGAACATTCAGAACTTCCATTGTGTCGTTAGCAGCGAAGTCGCTACCTTTGAGAACAATTGCAGCTGCAATGTCGATAGTGTTCTGCACCATGTACGGGGAACGGCCCCGTGCCGAGTTGCCTTGTGCAGCGTGATCTGCAGTTGCTAAGTTCGCCATTTCAAATCTCCCTTATGCTGCGTTGTATTTGGCGGTTACGATTGCTTCTGGACGAAGAATCTTCCTACCATAGAGGTGGAGGCCCCGAACGAGGTCCGCGAAGGAGTCTGGATCACGGTAAGTTTCCGTTTTGTTGATCTGCTCCGCTGTTGCTACGGCACTATCGTGTCCCGCAACTATAACACCAAAGTTAGTATTCTGGTTGCTATTTCCAGTTGTACCAGAACCAGTGCCTACCGCTGGCAGATTTGATGAGGAATAAACACGGAAACCGTGGAAATTCTTAATCGTCAGACCATTGCGTAGACCGCCGCTCTCACCGAAATCCCCATTCATGAATCGAGAATCTTCATCGGCCATGATTTCTAAAAACACCGGGTCCACAACCAAAAAACGCCCTTGGGTATCGACTTGCTGTTGATCTAGAAGCCGCTTCATGCGAGCGACGATCATCGCTGGTGAAGCTACGGCAGTTGAAAGCGCAGTAGCACCCGGCAAACGTGCTGCGAGAGGGATCGAATGATCGCCAGCGGAGCTTGTTGTGATATTGCCGAAGTCACCTTTTTTCAGCTGCATACTTGCAAGTAGCTCATTCGAGCCAGCTGTTGCGACAGCTTTATCGCCGTTTACTGTGGTGTTTAGAGCACTAGCAGCTTGGTGTGCCGCTGCTTGTTTGTAACCAGATAAATAACCAAGAACTTCTTGGTCGTAATTATCTGCCAAACGATAAGCAGCACGATCTGTCGCAAGTGAAATAAAATTCACGTGTGACATATTTTCTTCTAAATCGTCCATCTTAAAAGCATAGTAGTTTGCTTTGTCGATTACCAAAGAAAAGTCTGTATCATCAAGGTCTTGTGCGTTTACTGTAGTTCCACGCTTATACTCGGAGACCGAAATTTCAGGCTCTTTTATTATGCGAACTGTGTCACCTTGACTATTTATCTCGCCAAAATAATCACTGTTGGTGATGTCACCAACAACGGTACTTTTTCTGAAGGCAGACTGGACTTTTTTCGAGTAGATTACGCTACTGAACGCGCCGTTGGGCAGGTTACCGTGCCCTGTTGCTGAACTAAATGCCATTTGGATTCTCCTTGGAATGGCAGGGCGCTTCGCGCCCAAACAATTTCCGAAGAGGACAATCGAGTGGCAGTACTTACAGCTGGGTTGCGTGAGAACACGGGCCAGAGTTGTACTGGTGGACTTGTGCCGATTTCTTCTGGAAGGGATAAAACTCAGAGGTAGGCTAATAGCGGCTCTAGTTTTATAACTAAGGTAATATAATTACCTCATAAGATAGAATTACTATACCATAAGTTGGTATTAATAGCAATACCTATCGAGCGCCCCCGGACATGTCATAGACAAAATTCCCGGTTTGCATTGCTTTCATGATATCGTCTTCAAATTTGTTAAAGTCTGTAGAAGACATCTTATCGACCTGACTTTCACTCCACTGCGTTTTACCATTGGCGGGAGCTGTATTAACGCTCTTGCCTACGGCCCGAGCTGCAGAGTTACTCGACTTGCGTCTGCCAGTATCAGCCTTGTACAAATCAATCGCTCTGGATGCCGCTCGGGCATCAGTGTTGTTTTTGTAAAGGCTATCAATAATATTCTGAGGCTGCATCGCCACCCAATCATGGAAGGCAGGATCTTGGCGGATCTGAGCAAAGTCTGGGTGATCTTGCATCAATACCTGCTCAGCCTCTTTAACGACGAGTTTGGTCTCTAGTTTACGCAGACCCTCCATGCGTTTAACGCCTTGTTCTAAGGCCTCATTGGCTCTTTTCTGAGCAATCGAGTCCACGATCTTAGCTACATCTGGATATCGTTTAGACCAGTTATCGATCTCTTCATCAGTCTTTGGGAACTTAATCTGTCCCCGGGCTGCTGTCTCGAGCTGCTCTTTCATCTGAGCTAGTTGTTGGTCTTTTTGTTGCATAAGCTGATGAGAATGACGGCGCAAATCTCCATAGCGCTTTTTAAACGCTGCATCCTCGGCGTCCACAGGCTCCGGGCCTGTTTCCGCTACAGTTTGCTGTTTTTGCATTTCTTCAGCGTAAGTTAATTCATTGTCCTCTTGGAGGTCATTTCTTCTGTATTTAGCCATGATTTTCCTTTGGGGGCCGCTTTGTGCGGGTGGCCCGTTTAATTACATTATGAAGGCCACTGATGGGTTCTTCTTAATGCCGAACGATCCAGTAGACTTACCGTATTTGTTTTCTTTGTAGTCTTCGGTTTCATCTACTTCGGGTTCTATTAAGGTAGTTTCTACTCCTGCCACCTCAATTTGGTTTCCTTCTGGTGTTTCGAGCGTTTCTTCTTTTTCTTGCTCGCTACCACCCGCATCCGAAACTTCGGCGTCCGCAACGCCTTCGCTATCGGGTTCCTCTTGCGTGTCACTTTCAACCTCTTGAATTAGCCCGGACATATCCATAGACATCAGGCCCATTTCTGCCTCGGATTGCATTTCCATGATGTGCTTAAGGCCGTGCCATTTTACGACATGCGCGGGGAGCACATACTCGTCGGTGCTGATCTTAGCATCGATATCATCTCGGACGTTTTCTGCGCTGGATCCAAGCGGGATAGGATTGCCTGATACAGGATCATAATTGGACATTAGGCCCTCGCCATATTCATCCATCATGGCCATGCCGCCGTGGGACATACTCACTTTTTCATCTTGGTCTGGGTCATCAACCATAGCCCGTTGCTTGGCTTCGCCAGACAACTCTTCATACTTGCTCAGCCTACCGTCTTTGTTCTTGTCAGCTTTCTTGCGGTCTAGTTGTACTTTATTGTTGGCCATATCCTCGCCCTCTTGTGTTGTTATGCCTCTACGGGCGGTTGCAAGACCGCCCAGCGCCAT